TCGATCTTGAGAGAATTTTATAAAGTCCTGACTCTGTTAAGAAGAGAACTTTCTGAATCCCACCAGGGGTGCACGTTTCACATGAAACCTTTTCTGTATTATCAAAATTAATCATTTGATTTTGAATTCTTACCATATCTAATAATTTACCAATTTGATTGGCTTGAAAAAGCGGTTCATTAATAGAACCTTGAATATTAATATGATACTCTTTGTTGTAGAGGGAAAACGCTTTTAGTATATCCATACTATATATTATATAAGGATGCATTTTTATATCATTTTAAACGAATTCATAATGACTAAATGTTTTTGAGTGATGATTTGCGCGTTTATGGGACTAGGGAGGGGTCGCAGGGTCAGCGGGCGAAGCCCGCAACCTGGATCGCCCGAATGGCGATTGAGGGAACCTACGGTTCCCTGCAATAATATACATTCCGAAAAAGGGATAAAGATAACACGCTAATATATAATAACAAATAAATAATGCCTGACGTTAAGCGCTGCATTAAATTTCAACAGGAACAACGAGATATCTACGATAAATTAATGGAAATATTAAACTTCAATGGTGATTACACGTTCTCACTCTTTGATCTTGATACCAATAAGGAATTACAAGAACAAATAATGGAGCTGAAACCTGATGTCGTAAAATATTTCTCAGTAAAAACGCTGAAATGGATGCAACCCGAATGTGTTCGTCCTTATATGGGGATCATACGTCACGTACTTGGTAAATTTGATAAGTATTTGATCTCGAATGGAGGAGCGGGAATATTGCCTGATGGATCTGTTAAACGAACCACGAAATTCACAATTATAGGGTGTATATAAATATTTAGGCATAATTTATGGTGATTGTATGGTGTATATTTATTAATTATGTTAAAAAAGGGATAAAGATAATATCTCAATATAGTTTATAATGGACGAGATTCGTAAAATATTATATGTTGGAGCAGGTTACGATACCGGTCCTATCATAGACTTTGATGATGCTACTGAGTTTATTTATATCGACATAATGCCTCGTAATACAGATTCAGATTCTATACCCTATAATGATAAATACTGTCACGGGTTTATAGATAAAATTACAGATAAGTTCGATGATTTAGACTTTAATCTTACTGAAACACGAGTATTGGATAGTACATATCACGAAAATGTTCTTAATTACGAACAAAAATATAGAGGCGTTCCGAAACATTTCAATCCTACCGTATTGATATTTGAAAATGAAGAAAAAACTCGAAAAATCAAATATTACATATCAACCAATATTGAATATAATATGTGCGACGAATTGTCAGAAGATATTGCTAGCAGTGATTCAATTGCTGTTGTAGGATATTCCCCAAAAACATTAATTTTTGACCATTTTAAGAATAAAAAAACATTTATTGCGTATTCAGGAACTTACTATAGTTATTCCGGAAAAGATGATGATTATGATATTGTCGGGGCGTGTTTTAAGTATAATAATGATGATGAAGTATACAAAAAATATTTTAACAATATTGGTTATTTTTTAGAGTCTCACGAACCAGAGTATAGTTCTAGATCGTTTATCGAATTTCCTCAAACTTTTAATGGGACTTGTGAATTACATAATATATTTGTTAAATGCGAAGATAATTATGATGATAAAGAATTAGAAAATGACGATTCATCAGATTCTTCATAGAAAGATTTAGGCATAATTTATGGTGTGGTTATGGTGTGGTTATGGTGTGCAATTATTAATTATGTTGGAAATGGGATAAAGATATTATCCCATTATAGTTTATAAAGGAATTTGATAATGCCTTGCAAACATGTTTTCGACGATGGAACAAGATGTCCTAAGTCAGCTCTTTATAATTTAGTTGGTTTATCACCTGCATTTTGCAAAGCTCATAAAACCGATGATATGATGGATGTTTTTTCAGTAAGATGTAATTATGTAAATGAATGTGGAGTTTGTTGTAATAAAACTGTAAGCTGGGGTTACCCAGATAAAAAGAAAAAGGTTCGATGTGCTGAACATAAATTGGATGGAATGAAAGACCTAAAACATCCTTGGTGTAAAGAGTGTGAAACTCCGTGTTCCTACGGTTTTACCACAGATAAAATTATGACACATTGTGCCGAACATAAAAAAACCGGTATGGTCAATTTGAAACATAAAATGTGTGAAGAATGCGAAAAAACAAAAAAGGCAGAAGAAGTATTAATTGCGTCATATAATTATGAAGGCAAAATTTCAGGAAAATTTTGCGAAAAACATCAATTGGATGGAATGGTTGATGTAACCCATCAACGATGTATATTTAAAAATGGTGTATTAGGTTGTAAAGATCGACGTGTGTACAATAATTTCAAAGGAGATAAGCCATTATTTTGTAAAATTCACAAAAATGTTGGGATGATTGATGTTAATAATAAATTTTGTGTGTTCGGGCCGTGTCTGCGAAGACAGTCATATAATCTTCCTACAGAAACCTGTCCCTTATTTTGTTCGGATCATAAAACTGCTGAAATGGTAAATTTAATAGGTACTAAGTGTAAAAATTCATGGTGTGATAATAGATTTAAAATCAATAAAAACGAAGATTATTGCATTCGTTGTTTCATTCATATGTTTCCAGATAAACCCAATACTCGAAATTATAAAACAAAAGAAAAATCAGTTTGTGATTTTATAATTGAGACATTTCCAGATATGACGTGGATTTCTGATAGACGTGTAATAGACGGTTGTTCTCGTCGTAGACCAGATTTACTTCTCGACTTGGGGTATCAAGTAATTATTATTGAGGTTGATGAAAATCAACATATGGAATATGATTGTAGTTGCGAAAATAAACGATTAATGGAATTATCGAAGGACGTTGGGTATCGTAATATTATTTTTATACGTTTTAATCCTGATGATTATAAAGATAATAATGACAAAAAAATAAAGTCTTGTTGGAGCGCTAGTAAAACCAATGGATTATTGACAGTTTCTAAGAAAAATAGTGCGGAGTGGAATACTCGTTTACAATGTTTACGGGAACAAGTGCAATATTGGATAGATAATAAATCTGGAAAAATGATTGAGACAGTGCAATTATTCTACGATGAATGTTGATTATAACAATAATAATATTTGATTATTTATTTAGGCATTTGTTGGTTATTTTAATAAGACTAATCAATATTATAAAAAACATTTTCTTCATATATGGTGTGGATACGCCTATATATTGTTAAACTTTAGAAGTTCGACAATGAAAAAATAAAAATATGAATTATTTTTATTTTTCCCAAATTATTTTCTCAGCATAAGGTATAACATACACAGATGGCGGGCGGTTTAATGCAATTAGTCGCTTATGGCGCACAAGATGTCTTCCTTACTGGAACCCCTGAGATCACTTTCTGGAAGGTGTCATACCGACGCCACACCAACTTCGCGATGGAATCCATCGAACAAACCTTCTCTGGTCAAGCCGATTTCGGTCGCCGAGTAACCTGCACCATCAGTCGTAATGGTGATTTGGCTTACCGCACCTACCTCCAGGTGACTCTCCCTGAAATCAACCAATCTATGACCAACTATGCCCGTTGGTTGGATTTCATCGGTGAGCAATTGGTCGCTCAAGTTGAAGTCGAGATTGGTGGTCAACGCATTGACCGTCAATACGGTGACTGGATGCACATCTGGAACCAGCTCACTATGACGGAGGAACAGAAACGTGGATACTGGAAAATGATCGGAAACACCACCCAACTTACCTACATCACTGATCCTACTTTCGCTGGTATCTCCGGACCTTGCGCATCCACTGGTTCCATCAACCAAGTGTGTGCCCCCCGTAATGCCCTTCCTGAAACCACTCTTTATATTCCTTTGCAATTTTGGTTTATGAAGAATCCAGGTCTCGCGTTACCCCTCATCGCCCTTCAATACCACGAAGTAAAAATTAACCTTGATATCCGTCCTATTGGTGAATGCTTGTGGGCCGTCTCATCCCTTACTTCCAACAACGGATCCACCGTGTCATCCTCCATCGCCTATCAACAATCCCTTGTTGCTGCCTCCCTTTACGTCGACTATGTGTTCCTGGACACTGATGAACGCCGAAAGATGGCACAAAACCCCCACGAGTATTTGTTCGAACAAGTGCAATTTACCGGCGATGAGTCTGTGGGCAGCAGTTCAAATAAAATAAAGTTGAATTTCAACCATCCTTGCAAAGAGTTGATCTGGGTTGTCCAACCTGATTCCAATGTTGACTATTGCGCATCTTTGACATCTGGATCCATTCTTTTCAACACCCTTGGTGCTCAACCCTTTAACTACACCGATGCCATCGATGCTCTTCCCAATGCTGTCCACGCTTTCGGATCCCAACTTGCTGAATCTAACGCAAGTGGCAATGGCTTCATCACCAGTTCTGGTCTTTTTGACTTGGCTGGTGCTGAAAATGCCTCTGCTGGCCCCACTAATACTGCTGGTCTTTGGGCATCCGCCGGTGGAGTTCTTACCCCCTTTGACCAGGGCTTGAACAACAATGGTTCCCTTGTCTCTGATGCCGGCACCTTCGTGCTCTCTGAAACCGCTCTTGATATGCACTGTTGGGGCGAGAATCCTTGCGTTACTGCCAAACTCCAACTCAATGGCCAAGATCGTTTCTCTGAACGTGAAGGATCTTACTTCGATGTCGTGCAACCCTTCCAACACCACACCCGCGCCCCTGACTGCGGTATCAATGTGTACTCCTTTGCATTGCGACCAGAAGAGCATCAACCCTCTGGCAGTTGCAATTTCTCACGAATTGATAACGCTGTACTGCAATTGGTGCTCTCAGCCCCCACTGTCGCCGGAACTTCTACCGCCAAAGTACGTGTCTACGCAGTGAACTATAACGTGCTTCGCGTTATGTCGGGAATGGCCGGAGTAGCTTATTCAAATTAGAACAGCATATATGCAGTCATAATAATAAAATCATAAAAATTTTTGAAATATAAATAACTAGTTTTTTCTTTTTGTTTTATAAAACAAAAAGAATATAAAGAAAAGCAATGATATAATGTATAGTAATGGATGCATCTTTGAATATTGTGAATTTGATTGAAAATAACCCTATTACTAAGCTTTCTAGCAACTACAACAGTGTTTTAATAAATAAAATTAAGGAATATTTTTCAGAAACTCAGCAACAATTGTTTGTTACATCTTTTTATTGTTATCTCAATTATAGCCAAACAAACGATTTTGTTATTGATTTAGATAATGTTTGGAAATGGCTAGGATATTGCAATAAAGCTAATGCAAAAATTGTATTAGAACGAAATTTTACGAGAGATAAAGATTATAAATGTTTGCTCTTGCGATCGCAAGAGCAAAAAAAGGAAGGGCGTGGTGGTCATAATAAAGATACTATATTACTAAATATTAAAACATTCAAATTATTTTGTTTAAAAGCAGATACTGAAAAAGCAAATGAGATTCACGAATATTATGTTAAACTAGAAGAATTTTTACAACAAGTAGTTCAAGAAGAAAATAACGAATTAAAACAACAATTAGAAAATGTTAATCAAAACTTTGATAAAAAATTGGAAAAAGAAAAAACAACTCAAAAACAACAATTACTTCTTAGAAACTACGGAATAAACCACGCATTGGTGTATATAGTAAAAGTTAAAACATATGAAAATGGAGAATATGTTATAAAAATAGGAGAAAGTGACAATTTGGCAGAAAGATTTACCTCTCATAAAAAAACATACGAAGAAGCTACTTTATTAGATTGTTTTCCTGTAAATAAACACATTTTCTTTGAAAAATATTTGCACGGACACGAAAAAATCCGCCCAAACAAAATGAAAAACTTAATTGGACACGAAAATGAAAACGAATTGTTTCTAGTAGGTAGGAATCTCAGTTATCGTACAATTTTAAATATAATTAATGAAAATATTAAAAGTTTCAAGGACTGGACGGTAAATGATGTTATTAAAATTGTGCAAAATGAAAATCAAAAATTCCTGGATAGATTAGGAAACAACAATTCACCATTGCAAAACACATTTTCGCCTAATAATGATTTATTGATGAAACTTATGGAAAAAATAGATGATCTCGAAAAAATAAATAAAGAAATTTTAGAAAAACTTAATACTCAATCTATAAAAACAACAACCAATTTTGGTGATCCATTAACAACTGTTGGACCACGTCTGCAAAAAATAAATCCAGAAACTATGACTCTTATAAAAGTCTATGAATCTGTCGCAGAATGTTTGAAAGAATATAATTTTAAAGTAAAACGTTCATCTATTGATAATGCAGTGACTGAAAACACTATTTATAGGGATTATCGTTGGATGTATATAGAACGTGATAAAGACCCCAATATTCTTGTATCTATCCCAGAAACAAAGATTACAAGATTACAAAATATAGGTTATGTTGCCAAACTAAACATTGATAAAACTGAAATAATCAACGTTTATATAGATAGAAAAACAACCGCATTGGAAAATGGGTATAAATCTTCATCTGCATTAGACAATCCTGTTAAAAATGGAACAATTGCAAATGGGTTTATCTATATGTTATATAAAAAATGTGATGACGAATTATATAAGGTTTTCGAAGAAAAATATGGAAAACCTATCCTATATAAGGAAGGAGTTGGTAAATATGATAATCAAAATAATCTTATTGCCGAATTTGTATGTAAATATGATTGCATTAAACAAATGAAAATAAGTGAAAAAACATTGACAAAGGCGTTGGAAAAAAATGTGTTGTATAATAATTATTATTATAGAAATATGGGCAGTAAAATTAAAATTATATAAATAGAAAATCCAAATATATAATAAAACTAAATATATAGAAATAAATATAAAGACTATCCTATTTATTTATTTATAATATGGAAAACATTTCTGAACAAAATATCAGCGACAAATATAAAAGAACACCAGCAGAAGATCGAGCATATTTTTCAGGATTTCCTTATTCAAAACCAGAATATTATTATTTTAATGAAGCAAATAGCATTCATATTCATTACAATAATTATGATTCATTTTTAGTAGATATTGAAGATCATTTGAATATATTAAATTCTAGAAAAAAATTTGTAAAACACGATGATTTGCATTATCCATATTATACATCAAATGATAAAAAAATCACAATTATTGATTTTCTATATAAATTCGACTATATGAGCACGAACTATGAATTTATTAACGGAGATATTGATGATATTCGTCGTTCTAATATAAAAATATATCACGATTATAATGATGTTATGCGAGAGAAATATCCTACTGCTGAATATATCCAAGGACATTACCATAATCTTGGAGTTGATGCATTCCTAATGAAAAATCCATTATGGAAAATAAATGAAAATGAAAAAAATTTATTATGGATGTATTGTGAAAAAGATACAGTTTGTTTATTATGTGAACATTCTTATAATAAAATTATAGAATTTGAAAAGAAAAACCTTAAAAATGAAAAAATTACTTGGTATATATGTGATAATGGTTATATTGCAGGAAAAGTTAAAGGCAAACAAATATATATGCACGAAATTATTTTTAATAATTATTCATACGGAAAAAAAACTCTAACGGTTGACCATATTGATAAAAATAAGCTGAATAATACTATTGGAAATCTATGTCTAATAACTAGCAATGAAAAAAAAAGAATAAAAAGAGGATGTAAAAATAAATGTTAAAATATAATTATTCTTGATAAAAATTATAAAATATATTAAATAAGAAATATTTGAGAAAAACGTATAGATCAGCGAAGCGGATAAGAATAAACATACACTCATCAATCGTCACACCCACCGTCACAACCATCATCACCGCCCCCGCCATCACAACAAAAACAACAACAGCAACAACCTCCATTATTGTTACTATTAATTTTTCTATTTCTATCATCGTTTATACAACATTTGAAACAACAATATTTATCATCATCCGTCGATTTCACCGATCTTCGATCGGTTACATCTAAGGATGATCTAGGTTTTGCACCGCCTAGCGGCTTTGTCGGGGTTCCGGAGGAACCCAACCTGGAATCCCTACGGGATTCCTTGGCAAAACCTTCACTTTTACTATTTTCTTTTTCACGATCCATCGTTTGTGCAGCCGGAGCAACCATTTGATGAGTAGGTGTACTTGCTATTGATTCGTCCACTTTCGGTACTTCCAATTCTCCCCGTAAACGGGCATTTTCTTCTTCCAATATTTTTATTTTTTGTTTTAATTCTTCATTTTCCTCTGAAAGCTCCCTTTGGGAACTTTCTACGGAAAATCTATCAAAAATTACGCCACTATGTGGCTCCATTTTTGGTCCATTTTCGAGATCCATTCTACAAATAATACCAATTTTATATTTATACCCTTTACTTTTTCTAAAAAATAAAGGCTTTACTTCTTCAGCGGTGTAAATCGGGACGACTTTATGTTGTTTTCATTTTTCTATTCCACTTCGTGGCTCCGAAAAACCTCCACCTTCTCTTGATACATAGCACCCCCAAAACCACATTTTTTTTCATTTTCTCGACAAAGTTTCGCGAAGTCATACTCAATGCAACCGGTAACCAAGTTCATTTCACCAAAGTTCGCCGGTAGCCGCAGGCTACCTTCGAACTTAGTAGTTGGGCCACTACGTGGCCCTGACCAAACTTTATACACTTACCGTAATACGCATTATTTGTATGTTCAATAAAAAACACACAATTTTTGCAAACTGGATATTTCAAATTTCGAATTGATGGGAGCCATGTACTCATAGTTCTTGATAACATTAAAAAATATAGAAAAGTATTCATTATATTATTACACAAATTTACATTTATATTGTTTTACCAACTACCCTTCCAAAGGGGGGTCGCAGGGGGGCGCTTGACGCCCCCTGCTTATCACGTCATTTGCTAAGCAATATTCCATCAACTTTACACAAACATCCGTTTTCAAGTCTCGTTCGTTTAGAGGAATATATAAAACAATGTCAGTATATTTGACAGACGGTTCCTTTCTTAAATCGCCAGTATTTTTTGACAGACAACATTCGACTTCGTCACCGTCTGTATCCGTAAAGAACACATTATAACGCGATCCACCATACACTATTTCCCCATAACATAGTCCATATTTTTCACAGAATTCTTCTACTGCTTTGTAATCGTCTTTCCAACAACGTAATTTCTTACTATTATTCGAAGCATTATATTCAGCTGAATCAAAGTTTACACCGTGTTTTTTACAAAACGCTGTGATTGCAGCGTGGTCAGGGGACTGAAAGCCTCCAACAACTAAATCTGCAGAGCGCGTTGCGCTCGGAGGATTTTGGTCGTCTTTGGAACATCGTAACATATTTTGTGGGTTCTCCATTATTATTGTATTTTATCTTATAATAATAATTTTATATTATTTCAATTTTATAGCATTAAACATTTTAAACCATATATAATTACAGAACCTGACAGTATAACGGTCAAACCATTTATTAAAATTAATTTATAGGACAATTGTTTATTTTCTAATTGCAACCTATTTATTGATTCTAATGATTGAGATAATAAATAAAATGAACCAAACATACAAGACGATAAAATAATAGAATTGTACATTATTATAATTATATAATAATAATTTTATATTATTATTATCAAAAAGTATAAAAATAATAAACGTATTACTAGAGTACAAATGTCCAATTTTTTACAACAATTACCCGAAGAATTAGAAAACCAAGTTCTCGAATATACTGGAAAAATGAAGTTACGTAACGGAAAATATATGAATCAAATTTCGAAAGATGATCCGAGATACGATATTTTACGGACAATCCCACCCAAAAAAGGAAAAGTGTGTATGATGTACAATCAAATGTGTTATATATCACTAGTGATTAAGAATGAAAGATGTATTATTTCTTATATGGAGAACCATCCGAATCATCCAGAGGGTGAAATAAGCATCTCATATGTTGGTATGAATCAACTCTATCCTCATATTTTAGGAAATAAATTCCCGCCGTGTTTTGTTCCAAGCTTAGACAATAATAATAAAAAAAGATGGATAGAATATTATGATGATTAAATTCGAATATCCCCTTTCTCAAAAAGTTCTTCCAACATTGCCAGCGAACCTGGCCACAAAGACATAAATGGACCGGAATTAGCTAGTTCATAGGTTGTATTACAACTGACATGAAACCGTATACTAATTTCTTTACTTATATCTTCTGATAAATTATCAAATTCTGTCTTTACTTCAATAATTTGCTCTGTTGTCATTTTCGCATCATATTTTTTATCTAATAATACAGTCAAATTATCGTCATCATCATACGTATAAATATATACTCCATAAACATTACCGTCTGTATAAATCCCCATTACTGCTTTATATCTCATAATCTTTATACCTTTTTATTGGGATAATTCTTCAAATTTCGGTGTAATTAATAATAACTCTTCCAATGGAATATTCATAACAGTTACATCTGGATTTTTTATAGATATCGCTTGGTAACTTTCTACAAAATATGCCTTGTTTTTTGTAAATTCAAGACGTACTATTATATTTTTATCAGGGTTGTAACTACGTGTTTCTAACGCTTTATGTAATGGACGAAAATCTGCCAAAAAGTGTGATAGTTCTCCAATCTTTGTGTCTTTATCTAATACACAAAAGTATTCGTTATTCGTTCTAGAACGAAAATATTCACCATTAATATGACGGTCTGTTGAAAATTTTTGTTTAGAACCGTATTTCCAAAAATCGCTAATTGATTGATTGGATTCATAGGCAGGATTCAATAACCTATCGAAAATAGGATGTACTGAGAATAGTGCCTTGGGAATCATAGATATCATTTTCATATATAATTGTTTATAATTACACCTTTTCTCATTTAAAACGCCGATTTTTTTCTAAATCAATTTTTCAAATAATATATAAGTGTAAAGTCAATAGTAGGAATTTCACCTACGATGGTCTTACTTTTTCCACTTCCCTTTTACTGGAAGTGGTGAAAGACGAAATTTGAAATACCGGTGGCCTAAATTGTTTATCCACCCAGCATCTCGTTATGTGCCTGATATTCACGGCTGAATTCACATCTCGGGTTCTAAATACGGTATGTTTGTTTTCGCAACTCACGCAGTTAGAACACATCAAAAGACGGAACACATCTTTATTTTCTTTGTCTTTGTAATAGGACAGGTTGTTATGACACCCACAACATTTCTTACTGGTATTACATTCATTGATGGTAATCGTATCATATTTTTTATGAATTAGTTTTCTCAATCCTTTGTTCATGGTGGGCATAAAATGTTTCATTTGGGTGCTTCTTGACCAATTTCCGTAGCCAATTAGTAAATTCTCTCCAAAAGTTTCTTTGATTTTATTCAGGAAGGTATCTATGGATTTTTTACCATAACTATAGGCACGAAATTTCATTTTCCGCCATACTTCCCGCTTGTAAAATTCGGTGGTTTCTTGATTGAGTTTGGTTTTCTCTACCAAATAATTTTTGTAATTATCTATACGAACTGATTTACTATTTTGTAACGACAAGTGAGTTTCTTTTTCTATGATTCCATGTTTCTTTTTTTCCACCAACAAAATTCGCTGATTACATTTTTGTTTGCTTTCTCGTTTGCGTTGTGGGGCAGTATATTGTAACTTTTTACCAGTTTCATCTACCATATACACCAAATTGCGTTTTCCTGGGTCACAACCCACCATATTTCTTGGTTTCAATACCGTCAATTGTTCTGGGGACAAATCTTCTATGTTATGAAACTCTTGGTCAGGCAAGGTAGGAACTTTGCTACCCCATTTTTTGTCTTTCAAATCTTTACGAATGAATAACAAACAACAGGAAATTCCATCAGTTTGTATCTGGTAATGAAATTGATAATTTGGATTCTTGAATATTTTATGTTGTAAATTTAACAGGTTATCCCATACATCATGTTGGCTATCTTTGATATGTTTCAGTAGTTCTCCCTTTTTGATTTTGTTTCCTTCTTTATCGTTTTCAGGGCAAAACAGCGAAACAATGGACGCAGTATCCAACAATATATGTTTGGGAACAATGTTGGTCCGTAATGGTAAGGGCTGGAACAGTTTCTGTTCTTGCGTTTCTAACACAGAATTCATGTATAACATTCCTGATAAGTAATCAAAGGGACGAACTTTGACATCGTAATGAATATTTTTTTTGATATTGGTAGGAAAAATATGGGTTAAATGAGCGGTTTTCCAAGCATCAAATATCGTATCGGTTTCTTCCATCAAACATAATTTGTGTTTGAAAGTATGTAATACGGCTTTGTCTTCAGTAATTTCGTTGGTAGTTTTGTTGATAAACCGTAAGAAATGTTGTAGGAAATGCTCTTGTAAATTGTTAGACAGACAAGTATGAATTTGCGTGGCAACATACGGTAACAAAAAAGTAGTATTTTTCAAATCGGTTTTCTCGTGGTTCAATAAGGGTTGATATTCGGTATCATAAAATTCTTGTAAAGTTTCCAATAAGGTGGCATTGGCACTTTGTCTCCCACGATTATCACGAGTTCCTAATACTTTGATACAATACAAGATAAATATATTGTTGATTTCAGGTAAGGGTTGTTGGTGATGGTAACAATGAAGCACATACAATCGTATAAACTGGTAGGAATGAATGATTAAATCATTGATGTCAAACACCAAATCATTAAGAACTGGTTGAATGGTAGCACGATCTCGCAAGATGGATTTGAGTGGTATTTTGAAGGTTTTGTAAGCGGATTTATCATTGGAACGAAAAGAGGTGAAATTTTCTTTTTTCTTTTTCACCATTATATACTATAATGAGAAAATTCTTTTATATTCTTTTTCAAGAAATGATTAATTCTTGAAAAAGAAATGCCTAAATATTTCCTGGTTGTGTTTCCAACAATTGTTTCTTTTCTTTTTGTTTCAAATAATATTGTTTTCTGTATTCTTTGAGTTTATCAGGATTTTCTTCCGTTAACTTTTTCATTCGTAAGGTGGCTTTTTCATTGACGGTTTCTTTGTTTTTTTCATAATAACTCTTACGTGAATTAGTGTAATTTTCCAATTGTTTTTTTAATTTGTCATTTTCTTCTTTTAGCAGTTTATTTTCAATTTCAAGTAAGTTCATTTACTATATAATATAAAAAACAATCTTTATATTTATTCCATAAAAAATATAAAAAATCGGCGTTTTAAATGAGAAAAGGTGTAAAAAAACAAATCTAAATCAATTTTTTACCGTTCTATACGGTTTCGAACTTCGTTCTACACCGTATGTTCCATCAACTTCGCTCTTACGAGCTACGTCTCTGGAACTAATATACCAAATCCTATTTTATTATTTTTGAATATAACACTTAACATCGTTTTTTTGGGTGTATTAAATATAAATATGTATGATCCAACATCAAATGGGTCTACTTGTTCATCCTGACGAATTGTATATTGCTCTTTAGAAATGTAATCGACTATTGAAATTGTCAAATTTTTATCTTCAGGTTCGTCTAATTCAAACCATAATTTACCATCTTTAATTTCAAATGACATATATAAATTTTCTTCCAGAATAATTTGACTAGTAATATTCATCATTAATTATACGTATTCATTATTTAACAAATCTAAATCAATTTTTTAAGGGAACCAATGAGCAGGGAACCGTAGGTTCCCTCAATCGCCCAAAGGGCGATCCAGGTTGAGGGCCTTCTATGG